TGGGCACTAACTATACCTAATTAACTATACCTAAAGAACTATACCTAAGCTTTACTTCGTAAAGCGTGCAAGTAGGGAATATGGATCTTTCTATGTAACCTTTTTTAAGTAATGAGTGTCTAAGTAATAGATACAAAAACATATACTTGCATAAAAATATAAAAGTAGTAAAGTATGTATAAATAATAAAGGAGAATATGACGAATAAAAAACAATGGGAATCTACTCTACAAGAATGGAGTGTTTACCAAAAAGCAGAAGAAGATGGAATAGAGGAATTTCAACCAAGAGTAGTTGAAGGTGTACCTAACGCACTAAGACTTAGCCGAAAGACTAAGTTTTGGACAGCAAAGGGATTAGATTTAGCAGAAGCAAATCCTATGAAATGGATTATTACTTTTGATGAACATATAGAAAATTCAGATATGCGTTCAAAGGTTAGAGCTTCAGCAAGAAGTTCAATGTACCATTTAAGAACACGAGGACTTCCTATAGAAGCAAGAGTAATCACAAACCAAGGCAGAGTTCAATGTTATGTGAAATGGACAAAAGACAGTGAGTGATTTAGAACCTATTGATAATCAGGACTATCAACAATCGCTAGAAGATATTGCGAAGTTTCAGCCAAAACCTGTAGACGAAAAAACAAGACCTCACAGGGCAATGTTAAAGTCTGAATGGTTAGAGATTGTTCAGTGGTTAGCTTTTAGATTTGATTCAGCAAGCAAGTGGGAGCAATTCCAAATTGATGTATTCTATTCAGATCTACAAGACTATACCAAAGCTGATGTATTTGCAGCAGTACAATCTCTGTATGAAGAGGGCAGAGTAAAAGCACCTGAGGGTTCTTTGATATTGGCAAAGCTAAAAGCTATGAACGCTCCAAGGATTCGTAAGGTAACACCTGAACAAATCCTAGATTCCGCAGGAGGAAAGTGTGATGTAGCAGGATACTATTGTCAATTTACAGACACTCGTTGGTCATCTGATCAATATGGTAATTGGCACTTCAAGATTGCGTGTATGGCCAAAGGAGACCAAGGTCTCTGTGAAAAAGAAAAGCCTGATACACCAACAGAGGCTGACTTGAGAATGAAACCTACTAGAGAAACTAAAGGTAGTCTATATAGAGTGTTAGCAGCTATGAAGTTATCAGTAGGAATGAAGAGTCAAATTTGGAAAACCTATGAAAATTATGCAGATGGCGACATTGAACAAGCATTAGTAGAACTAGGAAAGGCGAATTGGTATGAGTAAGGAATTTGATGACAAGCTAGAGCGAGAAATGGAGAAACTTGAGTCTTGGGTTAATAGTCCCTTGGTCAACAACTCTGATCAATTATCAGAATTGATAGGGACAGTCTACAATTCCTCTTTCGGTGCATTTAATTATGTACTAGAAAAAGGAATTATGAGCAAAGAGCTGTCTTTTACTGACGAAGAGTACTTAGATTTAGCTGTTCCAACGACTTTTTTGTTTGGATCTTTCGGAAAAGATAGCTATATGGCACAACTTATGGTTAATACTTACGACACAAGCAGTGAAGACGAGGATGTTATGACAACTGTGGACAAAACTAGACCACATTTGCTCAGAATGAGACATATTCTTAAAGATATGGACTTTTGTATAGTTTCTTATCCTGTAATTAGAGAATGGGACGAGATTCATGGTCAAGATGAGACTTTAGGATTACTAAGTATTATTTTCACACCTGAAGGTAACTTGGGAAGAGCTTTCTCTACAAAGCATGAAGATGAAGGAAAAAATAGTTCTCACATAAGAGTTGGATTCGAGACTCCAAAATCTTTTGGAACAATGCCTTACAAAAGTTTTCGTAGAAGTGCGAGAAAAGATAGAGAAGCGAAAGCATATTCTAGATTAATAGAAGAGTTCTATCACTTGCCAACGATTCCTAGAAAGGAACCTTACTACGAATTAGTTGATCAGTTGAAAAGAAACAATTGTAGTTTACTTGCGACTGAGAATGCTTTTGCTGATGAACTAAAAGACGAGATTATAACTTTACCCTTGTCTAACTTTGTTTTATTGAACAAAGATACTCAAGATTATTTCCAAGAAATACTAAAAGGTAAAATTCAGGAAATGGCTGATCTTGATCCCGATACGATAGAGAGCTTGTTAGAAATAAATGAAAATCTTTTCGGAGAAGAAGAGTAATAACTTGAAAAGCTACTGCAAGGAAGTGTACACTTAGATAGTCGGCTTCCTTGCTGACAAGCCCTCCCATCAACGCCTATCTCTTCGGAGATAGGTGTATATACTATAAGTATGGAAGATCCTAAGTTCAGCCAATTTTTTGTGGAGAAGACTGACAAAGAAAGAAGAGTCCAACTCCCTAAGCTACATGAAAATCAAAAAACAGTTGCCGAATCAGATTCTCGTTGGAAAATACTATGTGCAGGTAGGCGTTTTGGGAAAACAAGATTGGGAGTGCAACTTTGCATTGAAACTGCCATGGCAGGTAAAAGAGCGTGGTGGGTTGCACCTACATTCTCTATTGCACGAGTAGGGTGGCGAGATATTATGATGGCGGGCTATGACTTAGCTTCAATGGGTGCAGAAGTAAAAATGGGAGACATGATTGTCTCTTTTCCTAATGGCGGTTTCATATCAGTAAAGTCTGCTGACAATCCACAGAGACTTCGTGGAGAAGGTCTTGACTTTCTTGTTATGGACGAGGCTGCCTTTGTGAAAGAAGAAACCTGGACTGAAGTTCTTCGACCTACCTTAACTGAAAGAAAAGGTTCTGCTTTATTCATTTCTACACCTCGTGGACAAAACAATTGGTTTTATAGATTGTGGCAAGACGCTGAGACGAGAGAAGATTGGGAAAGATTTAAATTTTCTACTGTTGATAACCCTGCAATTGATCCTAAAGAATTAGAAAGTGCCAAAGAAGAAATTGGTTCTCTTACTTTTGCCCAGGAGTATGAAGCAGAGTTTGTTAACGAAGGAACTCAACTCTTTAGACCTGAATGGTTTCAATATTACTCCCCTGCTGTCAGAGGAGCAAAGTTAGATGACGAACTTTATGAGTTTGATCAAATGACAAGATATGCAACTGTCGACTTAGCAACATCAACTAAGCAAACTGCTGACTACACAGTCTTTACTGCATTTGCACATGATCAGAATGAAAACAAACTATTTGTTACAGATATGCTTCGAAAGAGAATGGAAGCTCCTGACATAATTCCTGCTATGAAAAAGTTTTATAAGAAAAACAATCTTGATTGGATTGGTATTGAAAGAGCAGGATTCCAATTATCTATTATCCAATTCGCTAAAAGAGAAGGTATCAATGTAAGAGAACTAAAAGCAGATCGGGACAAACGCAGCAGAGCGATGCCACTATCAGCTAAGATGGAGAGTGGGCAGGTATTTTTTCCTGACGATCCAATGGAGAATTGGGTACACGAAGCAGAAAGAGAGCTTCTTACTTTTCCATTGGGAGCCCATGACGATATAGTTGATACATTAGCTTATGGCGTATTAAACTTGAATAAGAGAATTAATTGGAAAGCGTATTAGATGGCAGAAAACAAAAGTTTTTATAGAAAAGCTGTAGATTATCTTCAGGCACCACCTCAAAGAACATTACAAGAAAAAGCTTTTTTACAGAATAGTTCAGTAGACTCACAAGTCTTTGGATATAACACACAATCAGGATTCATGCCTGACAAGTTGCTTAAAGAAATTGGCGATGGAACAGGTAACTCAGCTGTTGTTGCATGTCTAAATGTTTTAACAACTTCCTTCGCTGAACCAAGATTAAAGGTATATAGAGAAACAAGTGAGAATGATTTTGAAGTATTAGACAATCATCCTGTTACTCAACTTATAAACAGACCTAATCCTTACACATCAGGTTCCTTACTAGCAAGTTATGTAATTACAGCTTTAAATGCTGAAGGTAATGCTTATCTTTTAAAGAACAGAAATAAAAGCGGAAGAGTTATAGAACTTGTTCCACTAATTCCTAATTATGTAAAACCAAGAGGAAACGAAAAAGAATTAATTACTCATTATGAATATTATGTAAAAGATCCTAACTCAATAAACGCTAATGAGTTTACTGTACTACCTGCTTCAGAAGTAGTACATATCCGACAAGGAATAGATCCAAACAATCATAGAAAAGGATTCGCTCCATTAAAAGCAGTCCTTAGAGAAATTTTAGGAGATGAAGCTGCAGGACAATACGCAGCTGCTTTGTTACATAACATGGCAGTACCTGGAGTTATTCTTTCTCCTAAAGATGATGCTATGGGTGGTCCTAGCCAAGATGAGGCTGAGGCTATAGCTCAAATTTATAAACAAAAATTTGGTGGTTCGAACAGGGGTGCTCCGATGATACTTTCAGGTTCTATGGATGTGAAAGTTGTATCTTGGTCTCCTGAACAACTGAACCTTAACCAACTAAGGAGATTGCCTGAGGAAAGAGTTTCTGCTGTTCTTGGTGTTCCTGCTATTCTTGCAGGTTTAGGAGCAGGTCTAGAAGCTGCTACTTACAATAACACTAGAGAGTTGAGAGAATTCTTCACTGAGCAGAAGTTAATTCCTCTGTGGCAAGTCGTATCTAATGAAATTACAGCACAGCTATTACAAGCAGATTACACAAATGATAATAAAATCGTTTGTAAATATGATTTAGGCGAAGTAAGAGCGTTAGATGTAGACAAAGGCGAAATGTTTAAGAGAATGCAAACAGGTGTATCAGGTGGTTGGATAACAGTTGCCGAAGCTAGAAAAGCTGTTGGACTCGAATATGGAGATGAGCATGAAGTATTCTTAAGACCATTAAATCTTGAACCAACCAAAAAAGAAGATTACTTAGGAAGTCCTAATGATGAACCTGAAATAGACACAGGAGATGAAAGAGATCCTGATAACGAAGAATCAGATGTAATGGTAGAAGCTTCTGCCAATTTCGAAATGGAAGAGAAAACTCTTTCTACACAAACAATGCCTGTTGAAATAACTAGAGAAGGAGATATAGTTTTAACCCCAAGTTACTTAGATGAAGAAAAAGCACCTATCTCTGAAAAAGTTAAGAAAACTCTTCAGAAAAAAGTAACAGAACACAACTCAAAAAATCCTAAATTTAAAGCTAACTATAGAATGTTGTCTGCTGTCTTTAGAAGAGGAGTCGGTGCTTATCGTACTAATCCTGCTTCAGTAAGAGGTAATGTTACAGGAGCAACCCAATGGGGAATAGCCAGGGTTAACGCTTTCTTAAAGGGATTGAAAGGTTCTTTCCCTAGAAAACCATTTGATTTAGATTTATTACCTGCAGGACACCCTAAAAGTTCAAAGTCAACAGATATGATTGACGAATTAAAAGTATCACTAGAAGAAGCAGAGACTTTACATGAAAGAAATTTTGAAGTTGAAGCAGAGAACAGTAAAGCTGATTCTGTAAAAGTAGGAGATACTGTTAGTTGGTCAATCAATAAAGATCCAGACCCACCATCAACAGTTCATGGTGTTGTAACTTCTATAAAAGATAAAGAAGCAACAATGATGGTTTGGGCAATAATGGAAGATGGTTCACATAAAAAAACAGATAGAAGTGTAACTCAACTTATATCTTCATTGAGAATAATTGCTGATTTCAGAAATAACGACAAAGCACCAAAAGACCTAACAAACTTTCCAAATGCAGGCGACAATCAAAAGATCAGTCTAAGTAATTCAGACTTTAGACAGTTCCCTGATTACGCTTACATAAAAAATCTAAAAGAAAACTATCCAAAGATATGGAGAAGAGCAGGTAATGGAGGTAATCCACCTACTTCTTTCACAGGAAATGACGCTTTTAGAAATTGGACTAAATACAAAGCAGGAGACCGAAGTGCCTCAGTACTATCGTGGGTAAAAAGAAGAGAAGCGTTTATGAACAGACATCAAGGTAACAACCGACTCAATGGAACCATTGCGGTTATGAAGTGGGGCGGAGTTACTAAGTCTGGAGTTTCAGCTATGAAAAAAATAGTTAACGAGCAAAAAAAGAAAGAAGATGCTCGAAAGAAGAAAGCTGAACAGATCGTAGATCAAAGTGTTAAACTAAATAGTACAGACAATTAAGTTGATACTGTCAAGTAAGCAGTATTAATATAAAGAAGAGGTATAGGTTAATGGATAAAGAAATCAAAAGTTTTGATCTCTCCATCAAAGAAGATGGAGAAGAGAAAGGTTCAGTTGAAGCTGTTTTTTCAGTTTACAACAATGTAGATAGCGATGGCGATGTTGTAGTCCCAGGTGCTGTCAAATCAGGATTTGCTAACAATCAAGTTCCTATGGTTTTTGCTCACAAGTGGGATCAACCAATAGGTAAAGGAGTCATAGAAGAAAAAGAAGATTCCGCAGTATTCAAAGGTTCATTCTTCATGGACACCGAAGCAGGAAAAGAAGCATACAATCTTGTTAAATCAATGGGCGACTTACAACAGTGGTCATTCGGATTTAGAGTCAACGACTCAGAAGTAGGAAAAGTACAAAAAGACGATTCCGAAACACAAGCTCGATTCCTTAAAGACCTCACAGTATACGAAGTATCCCCTGTCCTTGTTGGTGCAAATCAAGAAACCTATACCCTTGCAATCAAATCAGGCGAAGATACAATCTATGAGAAAAATGAAGAAAAAGAACCTGTTGCTTTTATGGACGACCACTTCACAACAGAAGATGAAGCTATGGCTCGTGCAAAAGAACTAGGTTGTGATGGTATTCACTCTGTCGATAGAAATGGCACTACTTACTATATGCCATGTAAAACTCACGAAGATTATGAAAAAATGTCAGCAGGTAAAGATGCTGATGTTGAAGTAGAGAATACTGAAGAATCATCTTGCAACTGCGATTGCAAAGAACACGCAGTAGTTACTGAAGAAAAGTATGGCTCTTGTGATTATGGCGATAGTGGCAAGTGTGCCAAAGATAAAGAAAAAGATTTAGAAGTTTCACAGAACGATTCCAGCATGTCAGGAAAGCGTTTCTCTGATGAAGTCAAAGATGTGCTTGCAGCATTAGATGACTTAATTTCAAGAACCAAAGCTATTGGTATCTTGAGAGAAAAGGATGGTAGGAAATTGTCGAAAGAAGCGACAACAGCGTTAAGAGCGGTTCAAGATGATTTGAATGACGCTTGGGAAGAACTTGATGAAGTTATATCTCAAGTGGGTAAAGTACCTGAAGTCACTGATGAAATTGAAGCTATGGAAGAAGAAGCTCCTGTTACTGAAGAAGAAGCAACTGAAGTAGTCTCCGAAGAAGTATCTGAGGAAATTACAGAAGATGTAGAAATTGAAGAAGCAGAAGTTGAAGTTGAAGTAGCTGAAGAAGAAGAAGTTTCCGAAGATGCAACTGAAGAAGAAGTAGACGATTCAATTGATGAAGTCATACTTCAAGCTCAAGTTCAAATGACAGAATCCCTTATAGCTGAACAAGAAATAGACGAATAAAAAATTAAGCTAGATAAAAAGGAGAATATCGTGTCAGATATTAAAGATCTCCGAGAAAAGCTTGCTGCTAAAAGAGTAGAAATGAAAGAACTCTTCGAAGCTGCAGACGAAAATGGCAAGTACACCTCTGAACAAAAAGAGGCAATTTCCAAAAGAAATGAAGAACTTGCTGGTCTTGTAGAAGAAGTAAATCTTAAATCTGCTCAGGCAAAAAATGAGAAAGCTATGGAAATAGACTCAGAGCCTGCAGAACAAGCTTATCAATCGGAAAAAGTTGCTCCAATGGATCTTGGAAGTCAGTTTGTTAACACAGACGCTTACAAGAACTACAAGAGCAATGGCGTAAAGGGTATTGATTCTAAAGCTACTTTTAGCCCACTAGAATACAAAACTACTTTAACCACAACAGGATATCCACCAGAGGTTCTAAGAGCACCTGGTATATTGGAATCTGCTTTAAGAGACCCTAATAGCGTTATTAGTCTTTTCGATCAAATCGAAACAGACCAAAATGCTTATAGCTATCTTGAAGAAACTACATTCACAAACAACGCAGCAGAAGCTGCTGAAGGTGCGACTGTAGGAGAAGGTGCATTAGCCTTCACTGAGCAATCAGAATCCATCAGAAAAATGGGCGTTTTCTTGCCTGTAACTGATGAACTATTGTCAGATGTTTCTGGTATTCAAGGATACATAAATTCAAGATTACAAACAATGATCAAACTTCGTTTGGACAGCCAACTTCTCTCTGGAGATGGTACTGCACCTAACTTAGAAGGATTATTAGACGCTGGAAAATCTAGCGTTGGCTCAACTGCTTTCGGTTCCTACTCAGGAAACTTAGGTAGAATTGGAGCACTTTATGGAGCAATTACCGACATTCGTGTAAATGCTTTCGTAGAGCCAGACGCAATTGTTATGCACCCAAATGATTGGAATGCAGTCGTAACAGACTTAACAGGATTTGCTGGAGATGCTACTGCAGGATATGCAGCTAATGTACCTCTTTTCATAGCTTCAGGAGCTATGGGCAACGCACCTGTTGCATCCATTTGGGGACTTAAAGTTGTTGCAACCACAGCTATACCAGAGAACACTGTTCTTGTTGGTAAGTTCGGTGGTGGCGATGCTGCTCAAGTTGTGATGAGAAATGGAATCGATTTGGCAATCTCAGATAGCCATAGCGATTTCTTTGTTAAAAATCAATTAGCTATTAGAGCAACAATGAGAGTCGGCTTCCCTGTTTACAGACAAGCTGCTTTCCACAAAATAACAGCATTCTAAGGAATAGTTGTTAATTAGTTTCAGTAAGGGGTAGTAACCCTGCCCCTTACGAACTAAATCAATTTTTAAAAAGAAGGAAAATAATGTCAGATTTTATAAAACCAAAGAAAAGTATTTGGAAATTAAGCGATGGAAAAATTTGGGAAGGCGACTTTGCTGATCTTCCTAAATCAGGTGCTTCTTTAGTTGCTAAAGCAGGTAAAGAATATCCTACAGCATGGCTTAAAGAGCAAGGTTGGGGAGAAAAGAAAAAAGCCCCTGCTAAGAAAAAAGCTGCTCCAAAGAAAAAAGTAGAAAATAAAGCTGTAAAACCAAAAGACACAGAAGATAAGTAGGTCCTAAATGGCACTATGTACAGTATCTGATGTCGAGAAAGTACTTGGTGTAGATTTAGGCTCTACTGACGAATCCACAGTCACAAATTTATTAATCCCGACTGTAGAAGACGCTATTGCAAACTTCGTTGGATACAACCCAAACTACACAGCAAGTATCACTGAAAAGTTTGATGGCGACAAAACCGAAGACTTATTTCTAAGTCGATCCCCTGTAGTATCAGTAACCTCTGTTACAGAAGATGGAACTACATTATCTGAGGGAAACTCTAATGACTATGTTCTTTACTCAAATATTGGAAGATTAAGAAAAGTTGGTAAGAATAAATGGTCAGCAGTTAGATTACAAAACATTACAGTAGTCTATACAGCAGGTTATTCAGATAGTGAATCTTCGGCAGAAGATGTTCCTAGCGATATGAAATATGTTTGTGCAAGAGCTACAGGTAGACTCATTGTTTCAGCTTTATCTCTATCTTCACAACAAAGTACAGGAGAAGTAAACACAAACATTGCTGACAATACAACAGACAGTAAGTTTCAATTAGTAAGAAATGAAGGTATCGGAGATTACCAGGTAACTTATGAATCAGTATTAGATCAACTTAATGCAGAT